GGCAAATTTGCCAGAATGAAACTTGCCCTCGACGAGACGAAAGAGTCAATCGGCGCGTCGCTCATGCCAGTCGTTGAAGCAATCGTCCCCATTCTTCAAAAGTTTTCCGATTGGGCTGCAAAACATCCAGAGGTCTTCACAGTCCTTGCCGTCGCATTAGCAGCAGTCGCAGCATCAATCGTTGCAATCAACATTGCAATGAGCATCAACCCAATCACCGCAATTGCAATCGGCATCGCTGCAGTCGCAGCAGCTGCGGTCATTGCCTACAAGAAATTTGAAACATTCCGCACAATCGTTGACGCGCTATTCGGGGCAGTTCGCTGGTGGATCAGCAATGTCACAATCCCCCTCTTTCAAGGTCTGCTCGGTGCAGCAACATTTGTCTTCAAAGCAATTGCTGCAATCTGGAACAACACCGTCGGCAAATTGGCATTCACCATTCCAGACTGGGTGCCTCTGCTTGGAGGCAAAAGTTTCGCCATGCCGAAAATCGGCGGAGGCGGAGGAAGTAGCGGAGGCTTGACTAGCGCACGAGCGTTTGAAGAATCCCAAAAAGAAATCGTTGCAGCGAACCCAGAGGTCTTTGCAGCACCACCCGCAGTCGCACCATCCGCCCCTGGCAAAGTACAAAACACCGCAGCACCCGCCTTTGACAAGACCTCAGGCAACGCAGGAGGCTTCGAGAACGCAGGCATCGGCGGTATCGGCCCATTCAGCAACATCACCATCAACATGGACGCAGGACTCGTCTCATCGCCTGCCACAGTTGGTCAAGACATCATCGACGCCATCCTTGCAGCGCAACGCAACTCAGGACAGGTCTTCGCACCGGCGGTCACTTTCTAATGACCGTCCCCACATACCAAGTCCTCGTCGGATTCCAGACAACCACAGGATTCGGTCAACCGTTCCAACTCAACGACGCCGTTTACGGTCTACTCAACACAGGCACCCTCGGCGGTCTGGCATACGCAGACCTGACCTCGCTTGTTCTGTCGGTAAACATCAAGCGCGGACGCAACCGCCAACTTGACCAGTTCAACGCAGGAACCGCACAGGTCGTCTTCAACAACAACTCCCGCATCCTTGACCCGCTGAACACCGCTTCAATCTACTACCCGTTCGTGTTGCCTCGCTCGCCAATCATCATTTACGCCAACGGCACCCCCATCTACACAGGCTTCGTCGAGGATTGGGACTTGGACTACCAAAACGCCAACCAGGGCAGAATGTTCGCTCGATGCGTTGACACCTTCGGAACCCTGGCAAATCAGCAACTGAACGCTTTCACCCCGTCGGCACAGACTTCAGGATTGCGCGTAGACGCCGTCCTAGACCGTCCAGAGGTCGCCTATCAGGGCGCAAGGTCTATTGGTACAGGCTCATCTACTTTGGGGGCTTACGCGGTTCCTCAGGACACAAACGTCCTCAACTATCTTCAGCAAGTCAACACCTCCGAGCAGGGCTACCTTTACACCTCAGCCGACGGAACCCTCACCTTCAAGGGCAGGTCTAGCGTTCTCAACCCCGTGGCAAACGCCTCATTTACCACAAACGGCACAGGCATCCCATACATGACCCTGGTCAACCAATACGGATCAGAACTGCTCTACAACTACATCGTGACGCAATCACCCGCAGGAGCAGCGCAAACAAACTCAGACTCAACGTCAATCTCTCTGTATCAGGCGCAGAACTACAACCTCCTCAGTCTGCTCAACTCGACAACAACAGAAGTCAACGGTCTCGGCGCGTACCTTCTCGGCAAATACCGCAACCCCGTCGTCCGCTTCACAGGCGTCTCATGCGAACTTGCAGCACTCACTTCGGCGCAATGGGCAACCATCTTTGCCATTGACCTGACCTCAATCGTGACAGTCCAAAAGGACTACAACACCGGAACTCCGCTTACAGAATCGCAGACCCTGATCACTTCAGGAATTGAACACCGAATCGTTCCAGGGTCTCACATTGTTTCGTACACTTTTGAGAGTACGGACGGCAACCAATACTTAACCCTTGACGATGCAATCTTCGGAACGCTTGACAACAACCTTCTAAGTTTCTAAAGGAGACAACAAAATGCCAGCAAATACAAGTTTCACAAGTGGTCAGATTCTGACCGCAGCCCAGATGACGGCGTTGCCTTGGGGCGTAGTCAATACAACCGCAGGTGGCACATCATCTCGTGGTTGGGTATCTATTACGACAGGAACCACAAACACATCAGCGGAAGGAGTTGAAGACGTTACAAACGCCACGATGACTTTTGTAGGTATCGCAGGTCGGTTGTATAAAGCATCTTTCTTTGGTGCAGCGTCTAGCACTTCGTCGGCTGGTGTTTGTCAATTCATCATTGCCGATGGCTCTAACAATGCCTTAATGCGTCAGCGCGAAGAATTTGCAAACAACGGCTACGGCATGGTTTCGCTTACCTATGTCTTTACCTTGACAGGTTCAGGAACAATCAAATTGCGCATGGACTCAGAAGTAGCCGACACCACAGTGTTCGGTGCAGTACCAGCACAAGGAACAATGATTATTGAGGATATTGGTGTTTCCACATGATGCGTAAAAGCCTAATTTTATTGGTGATTTGCGCATCGCTCACCGCTTGCGCAGATCGTGAACGCCTCAACTGCCCACCAACAAAAAACAAAGCCCTACGAGGCGTAACCGAAACAATCTCAACAACAATTGCACCCGCTTATGGCGATGGAGGGAAATGCACATGAAACCAGACAACAGACATACAAACGAAGAAATCAAAGCACGACTCATCTTTGTCGTAGCAATCGGATTAACGCTTGCCTTCGTTCTGTCAATCATCTCACTTCTCTACGGCTTACTATTTGTGACACAACCGCTCGAAGTCTCACCCAATGACGATGCAGCCTGGTCAGTCTTGTCGCCAATGCTTGCGACGTTAACTGGCGGGCTTCTCGGGGTGCTTGCGGGTAACGGCCTCAAGGATCGTCCGAAAGACCCGCCTGCACCATGACCGCTCGCAAATATCCCTTCTACCCTTCGTGGGACGGCAAAGCCACATCGCCAATCACAAAGAAATTCTTTGATTTATGTCAACGGCGTTGGGCATTTACGAATCTAGGAATGTACGTCAACCGCCCGATGCGCGGGTCAAAGAACCTCAGCGTCCATGCGACAGGCTTTGCAGTCGATATGGGTTATCCCGCAACTCGAGCAGGAAGAGCAGCTGCAAAAGAAGCATGGGAATGGCTCGTCAATAATTCAGAAGAATTGCTCCTTTGCGAATTGCACGATTACTCCTTCCGCAACCCTGCACAACCAGAATCAGACAAAACCGCATGGGGTAGGGGCTATCGCTCGTCGCGCGGGCCAGGGCAAAAAGGCGTCAAATTGTTTACCTCAAAAGACAATGCCGGAACCCCAGGCGGTGTCTGGCTCCATGCCGAAATTTCCAACGAATGGGAAAGCGCAGAAGCATTCGAAGCAGCATGGAGAGCCTTGCCGAAACCATAAATCGCCCGAAGAAATCACCCTCTTCGCGCTAGACCTCGGGACTGACTGTGTTTCCCTCATTGGTTCCGAGGTCGAATCCGCCACTCAGACGCTTCCTTGTGTTACAACATCCAGACACGAACAGCGAAGGGAAACCGCTATGACCGATACACAATTCATTTACAGTTTCATAATAGGTTGGGTCTCATGTTGGCTCTGGCTCAAGATGATGGCCAACCGACCATGATTCCAATGTGGGGGTATATGCCGTTATGGTCTAAAGACAAACTAACCCTCGTCCAAATCTTCACGGATTCGGCAACAGAAGAGATCGTCAAAGTCACAGTCGCCAAAAGGGCGGCTCCCTGGATGATGTTCGCTTCGATTACAGAAGTTGAAAAGGTTGATTAAGAAAATCATGGCAATCGCCCTCATCACCGCCACATTCACCGCATCGCCCGCAAGCGCAGCTGCACAATCCTGCCCTCAATGGGAACCGCTACTGCGCAAGCATTTCCCCGCAAAGGTCGTGCCAACGCTCTCGAGGATTATGTACCGCGAATCCAGATGCACCCCGCGAGCCGTGTCGCCAGTCCGCCGAAGCACCGGACGACCCGATGTAGGACTTATGCAGATTCAAGGCTCTTGGGCAACTGTGACACGGGCAGTCTGTAAGAAACAAGATGTCATCCGCGCATTACAGGATCCGTCGTGTAATGTTCGGGTCGCTCGGTACCTCTACGACAATGGGGGTCTCGGGCATTGGAAAGCGACTTCAGGGTCGTAACGAAAGATGAGGGAAACATCATGGAATTAACAACCGACGAGATCATTGCGCGTCTCATGAATCTATCAGTCAAACTTGACGGGGAGATGCGCTTCGAAGAAGGCTCAACAGTCAGTCAGGCAATCGCCCTAATCATGACAATGCGGAACGCTGCCGAACGGATGCGTCATCCGAGCATGAGCAACAACAACGACGAACTCAAGGCCGTCATTGAATGGATTGTTGACCAGAAATGAATCAGGAACTACAAGACCTCTACGGTTCGCGCACAATCACCCTGGCTATGCACATGGCATTGGACTTTGACAAGTTGTACCCGAACGACAACCGCAAGTATTCAGAGTTAGTCCTGACAATGATTCCTGCAGCCGTTCTAATCGTTCTGGAGGACGGACTATGAGCATTGAAGACTACGAACCAGTTCAAAGCCGATTCTCACGTTTCATCGAATGGTCAGAAACACGGGAACAATTCTTTTCTGTAATCTCTGAACTTCTCTCAGCGCCAGGCGACGACATTTGCGTCATGAAGACCACCATCCTCTGCGACGGCGTTGTCGTGGCGACAGGTCATGCCGAAGAAATCAGAAATCAAGGCAAT